ACCCACCCCCCCCCCCCCCCCCCCCCCCGGCCCCGCCCCCCCCCCCGCCGAGAGAAACTCAGTCCAACGGGTTAAACGCCCGCCATCACGACGATGGCGGGCTCTTTTGATGATCTAAGGAGTCGAGATGGCGAAGAAATTACACCGCGAAGATTCGAAAATTTCACCCGCTGGTCAAAAGCTGGGTTGTCAGCTTTCACCCGATGCCTCTGCGTTACTCGGAGCCTTGGAATACACGCTCCACTGCGGCTCCGGTGCGATTGTCACACGCGGCATCGTGTCGCTGATCGACACGCTCCCACGCTCGCAAGCGGATGGGATCGTCGCGATGATGCGGTTGCGGGGTGCTAGTTTATCGCGGCTGAAACGGTCGATTCAAGCCGTGGAAGATGTGGCTGAAACGGTGGTCGAGAGTGGGGCAGGGGAGGGGTGATGAAAATAATTTTGAGATTGTCCCATAAATAGTCTTGACTATGTATCAGAGTTTGATATATTGATAAGTGTAAGGGAAAGAAAAGTAAGGTAACACCTAACAGGAGACAGTAAGATGATCGCAACCATGACCCAGAAAAAGACGTTCAAGTTGACAGACGGCAGCAAGAGCGGTTCTTTCTATGTTGCTTGTTACTACACAGTTGTTGGCGACCTAGTAAAGGTTCAAAAGTACATGCACGATTCGTGGAACATGCTGCCAAGCGGCTGGAAGAAAGCTGAATTCATGACGGTAGAGGCTGCAAGAGCACACTACCGAAGCAACCTAAACCAAGGTTTCAAAGTCTAACCCCATCCGGCCCCTCTGCGGAGGGGCAAGTTTTCTAAGTTTGAACACCACTAACAGGAGTCAGTAAGATGATCGCACTCAAATCAGCCGCTGAAATCGCCGAAATCGTAGCCAAGATCGAAACCGAGCTGGATCGCCTAGGCTGGCTGGGTACAGGCGTTGAGCCTTGTGCATTCGACGTCGAAGCCACCGACTCGCTGCCCAGTGGCTGGGTCAGTCTGGCGTGTGACAGCAGCTCAATTTATGGCGACTCGGAGCGGGTCTTGGAGGCCCTGGAGTCCGAAAATGGCTATGGCGAATTCGCCGAGTGCTTTGCAACTTTGGACTTCACAGACCGGGCACCCAGCAGCAGCCGCGACTGGCCAGCCGACCTGATTGATTTCGATCAAATCGAAAAGGGCGCCGCGAACGACAACCCGATCACACTGGTAACTGTAGGCACCAACGCCGGGCTTCGGTTTGCGGTGGGTCCACACGGCGTTTCAGAGTGTGCCCTGGGTAACTGGATGGACAGCGGCGAAGAACTTGCCGAGACTCGTGAATCCGCATTGACCTCAGTCTAATTACCACACCTAACAGGAGTCGGAACGATGAGCGTTTTAGATAACACGCTGGAAGCAGCCGGAATTGATCCGGACACTTACTGTGGCGTCCTTTACGGCTGGACTATCACCCGCAGTGGACAGAGCTCTATGGGCCGCGGCGACTGGCTGACTAAAGAGGCTGCCCTGTCCAGTCTCCAGGAGGAGCTGTGCGGGCTGACTGATCGCGAGGTGGATCGTATCACAGTGTGCCAGGTCTATTCCTGCCACTGGCAAAACGGTCAGGGCTGTAGCCTAGAGTCATGGAACGTCGATTCGGTGATCGGGGTCGTCGTATATGACTGACCCCGTCAAACGTGGCCGAGGCAGGCCGCGAGTCGATAAAATGCAACGTCAACGCCGAGTGTACAAGCTCAACGAATCGGTGGGCGTTTCTGAGCGGTTTGCTTTTTCGATGTCGCCGCAGCTGCGGGCGGACATCCGTGACGTTGCTTCGGGCCGTGGTGTCAATGAGGCAGATGTGGTGCGGGAGTGGTGTGAAGCTGGTGTGAGGATGCACCGGAGCAATGTCGCTCCGATGGTTGATAAGTAACTCTAATTTAGTGTGGAGTTGAGATGATTGCAGCGATTGCGATGGTTCTGATTTGTCAGTTCAAGGCTGATGATATCGTTTATATCAAGGGCGGAACAGCAACCGGTTATCTGACCGAGAAGCTGGCACGGGTGCGATATGAGCCCACTTATGGTCAGGCGGTTTCGGCCTCAGAGGTCGCGAACCAAGCCAGCGGGGGCATAGAATTGATTGTACGCTGGCCAAAATACACACAGGTGAAAGTATTGACGAGTACTATGGTGGATGGGGAGCGACTCGTCAGGGTGCATTATGCCGCGTGGAAACAGTCTTATTGGTATCACTCTGAGGATATTGCACTCTGGACGAAAGATACGGAAGTGCAGGCCAAAAGCGACATGGCCAGTGACTCGACTCTTGCCAAGATGGATGAGACGTTAAAAAAACTGTCGCCATATATTAAGAGCCAAAACGAGCGGGCTGCGATATCGGCAGCATTTGCCTCGGGTCTGAATCCACTGAGCATGACCGCCAAAGACGCGGCTGTGTTGACCACTGGCCAGCGGAGGTCGATATCAACTGTTCGCCAGAGGTTTACCAAAGGTAATCGCGTGAATGATTCTAAACCCGATATGTGATACAATTCGGATTCACAATCCCGGTGAAGACCGGAGCGGAAATGTTGGTTGGTATTTGGCTGGCTAACAGGACCGCAAAAACGGAGACGCTCGGCTCGGGATGTCGTATTCAGGAAGTTAGAACCCGCTATTTCCTAGAAGGTTGAGCGGGTTTTATTTTATTTATGGATTATCCTTTTATTCAAAATCTGAAAGCGTAACATCACCCCAGTACGATTTTGATACTGTTGCACCGCAGCTCGTGTTTGCAAACTGCCAATCCCGAACGAAGCCAAATGTGGGCTCCTGATCGCCTGCTATTGGTCGCTTCAGTCCTGTCTGGTTGTTACACATATATTCCCCCGCGTCATAATATGTCACACTTGTAACACCACTATTTACTACGGTCACCTTTTGTTTGAGTTTTACCATGACACCTTTCGACAAGGTGATAAGTTGCACACATGCTCCAGATCCTATGTTTACGGCTACGAACGTCTTAGCTGAAAAAGACAAGCTCTCGATCGTGCTCTCATAATCACTACGTGGACAAGTCTCTCCCGGCCGCACAGGTGCTACCCAAGTTTTTGAATACGCGTATTCAAGGTAAGGTTGAAGCTCCGCAGTGACATCGTCAAGCTCGATGATTCCAAAACCTGTTGCTCTAGGGACTGATATGGTAGCAGTTCGTGAGTGTGGGAATAGAGATCTCGCCTTTCCTGCAAAAAATCCATTATCTGTCCTAGTGCTTCGGGACCAAATACATACAGCACCGGTGATTGTGTTTTTGGAATACTGCTCATAATTTAACTCGCGATACACTGGCCCCGGTGGTCCGGTGTATGCCGGGTTCGGTGCTCCTACGACGAATTGGACTGTTGTGGGTAGTCGCACGCACATCCCGGCAGTGCATATCTCATTGCCTCCTCCGCCAGAGGGTTTCTTCCTCAAAAAAAAAAGCCACTCGCCAGTTGCTGGCGAGCGTTCGGCGCGATAAATGTAGTTGTCTGTCACCGATAGGTTAGCGTTATTCAGCTCAATCGCATAATCATCTGTCTGTTTTGCTTTCCGGTCAGATATATTCCCCCACGCGGCACTGACCGCGTCCGTTGGGTTGCCAAGTCGATCGACCTCTTTCCAGCCATATCGGATCGGCGTTTTCGTGATATCTTTTTCGGTGAGTCGAATATAGATGGTCTCTGGCTTGTGAATCTCGATGGTTTCCCGGCCGCCGGATCGTTGCGCTACCCCATCGCCTGCCACGGTGATCGGTCTGCCCGCCGCCAAGTCATTTAGCTTGATGGCTGTCAGCCGTTCGCCTTTTGAGAACGGGCCTTCATTCTGCGACATGGTTTTCCCCTTTTTTATTTATGATACCAACATGGTTACCACAGCGATATTACCGTTCGTTCCGGCCGCTGTGATCGTGTTCCCCGCTGAAATTGTAATCCCATTCGCTGACTCCGTAGCCCAAACCATATAGGTGCCTGGCGGCAACTTACAGGCTGGAAAACCGGAGATATTGCTTGTAATGGTGATTGCGTCATTTGTCGGGGCATTGTACATCCTGAGCCCTTTTATGGATGTGTGATAGAACGCGCCGCCTGATGTGGTCGAAGTGCTGCTCAGTGCGAATGTCGTAGAGTTAGAAGCGATGACAATCGCGGGATCAATCACTGCTTTGGCCATCGTTGCGCCCGTGCCATCGCTAAAAGTGTAGACGTCTCTTTGCCCGGTCACGGCATTGTTTGTGGTGCTGCCAACGGTGGTGGCCGATGTGGCGGAAAAGATTGAATTGATACTTGCTTCTGTGAGCATGGGTACTGGTCCTGTGGTTGTTGTGCCTGAACCGGTTGATGAATCGACGATTGATGTAGACGGCATGGATTAGACTCCGGGGAACCATCGTGATGATGGTGGGATAATGGTGAGCGGCTGGATATCCGTTCGCCAGTAAATCGGCGTGTTTGTCAAGTCAGTGTAGCGATACAGTTTACCATTGCGGGCCATTGCGACATTCCAGCCGGATTTCTTCCACTTGTAATTCAGCGTGATATCGAGGATAGACAGACCGCTCGACATTTCGCGGCGTGAGGTGCTGACACCGTCGAAAAGCACGGTCTCTGGCTTGCATCCCCACATCGTTGCAATATTGACTTTACCGACCCGTTCTTGGAACATGCTGGAATTAGCGTACAGGCAATTGTGCAAGGTGAGCGATAAATTAAACGTCGGGGCACGAATGAAATCGCTGCCGCTTGACGGTTGCGGCATATCTGCCGGCACAGACTGGGCCGTCCCGTCAGCGCCCGCCGTAGCCCATTTAACTGCCCCACTTGGGATCTTGATCATCTCCGCAGCGTACTGGACCTGAAACGAACTCATCTCAATTGGGTTGGCCGGGTCAAACTGAGTTGCAACCGGTTGTTCGTAGGCGACACCAGGAGGCGTGGAAACGATCGACGAGAACGTCACGTCCACAAATGCCGACTCGTAATATTCACCCGGTGCCGATCCGATTCCGGTTCGGTCCTTATGTCCCACCGGCTCGATATTGGCCGATGTGGCTCGCATGTTGGGTGATGCTGGCCACGCCCACGGCGCACCATCGAGCAAACCAAGTGCGGAATTGACAAAGGTGAACGCATCCGCCCAATCGACTTTATACCGCACGTTCGATGACAACCCCTGAAGGTTTGCCGTGATGCGTGGCGATGGGCTGGCGGCTTGTTTGTAAGGTACGGTCGGTGCTCCCATTATCCTAGCCCCTTAATTTCATCGGTCATTCGGCGAATCTCTTCGGTTTGTTTTTCGATCGCCTTGACTGTCGGATCGTCGCCAGTTCCAGCGTTCAAGTTGCGGTTGAACACGTCCGATGATCCGACGATCTCGGTTCTGGCTCGCTGTGCTGTCAGTTGCTCAAGCCGGTCGCGAGCATCCCCGATCTTGTCTTCCATATCCCCTTTCTTTTTCTTCACCTTCTCACGATCGCGGAAATCGTCGGCAAGATTTTTCATGTTCGATTCGGTATCTCGGGCGTTATTTACATTCTGCAAATTCTCCGCTAATTTCAATTCCGGAAGTCGTGCCGCCAGAGCGTTGAACGCTTCCACAACCCCATTCGATGCGTTTCCAAGGAGTTTCAATGATTCCGTTTCAGCGTCCATTGGCTTCATGCCACCAGCGATCATCTGTCGCTCCACTTGGATCCGCGACAGCTCTTCCTTGCCTTTGATTGATTCTTTCATTACGACACCAGCGTCTTTATTGATTTCTGTGTCCTTGGCATTCCGGCCACGCTCTACGAGTCCGGCACCCGCTTCCATCGCAGCCCGGTCGCGTAAGACTTTCGGATTGGTCAGCATCATGTCCATCTGGTTTCGGTGGGCTTGCTCGCCAGCCGCCTTGTTGGCATCCAACTGCGCCTTCGGTGTGCGACCGCCAAACAGGTTACTGAACACCCCTTTACCTTCGCTTGCGTTATCAGCCATCTTACCTGATATCCGGCCAAAGAATGCACCGACGCCAGATGTAGAATCCTTTTTCATCAAGTCGGATGTTTCGCTCGCAAGCGATTTCATGGCCGCCTCAGCCATGTTCAACGCACCGGCGTAACCGACTGCAGATGTTGTCAACTTCTCGAATTCCGATCGGGTGTCTGTCAGTTTGACCAGTTCATCGGCGGCCTGGTTGACGGCCACGCCCAAGAGGGTCATCACGGCGCCGAATGCCATCGCATCCTTTGTGGACATGCCAAAAGTTGTTCCGGCAGATGCCCCAAGTTGTTCCAGGTTGTTCACGATCCCGCGAAAACCATACTGAGCATCATCAGCGATCCGGCCAATGGATTGCGCGAATCCGCTCATGCCACCGAATCCACCACCACCACCGGCAGGCATTTTGGTTGCCTGACCGATAGCCGCTTGCATCTTCTGACCGGCCTGCTGAGCCTGCACCACCGCTTGTGCAAGCCCGGCCCTGAGCTGGTCATCTGAGATGCCAAGTTCAACCGAGAGATTACCAACGCTTGTAGACATATCAGTCCCCTCGATTGCGTGAGGCACCGTCCATGATCTCGAACAGTGCCGTAACAGGCATATCCATCAAGTCTTTGTAGCCAACGTGCATTTCGCTCATCATGTAGGCGATGATGCGACTCCAATCGGTTCGCTCGCGAGGTCCGCCATCGTCGGCTGACCTGCGGCGTTCTCGCCTTTTGGGTCGGTTTCATTCGCTCCAAAAGCAATCAATTGCATCTCAACCACATCTGTCGTTGTGGCACTTTTGGCAATCGCCAAGATTTCATCCGGCTGCAAGTGCGGGTTGTAGTGCCGCAAAACTGCCGATAGAAATGCAATCCCGAAATCGGCTTTCACTAAGAACTTCTGGGTGCAAAGCGCCGTGATGGCATCCGGTGGCCAGAAGTGAGTCTCTTGAAGTGCCTTGGAAACAAGCTGATCAGCCAGTTCCTTGCCGACCTGTTCCAACGCCTTGGAATCCTGCAGGATTTCATAGGGCGTTTTGAGTTCAGATAAATACGACTCGATTTCCAACGCCGCACCCAGAGTGAGTTTCCCCACCCTGTAAGGTGTGCCGTTGAAATCTCGCGTCAGGACCGTGTTTGCGATCTTTGAAGGATTAGCCACAGATTAATTCCCGTTGCCTTGGAATGAAATCGTCACAGGGATAGCCCCGTTGACCTGAGCCTGACCAAACGACACATCGGCAACGTATGCCGGGAAAGCGGCACCACCACCTGTCCACGAAAGCGAGCCATTGGCCCCGATGGTTGGCAGGGTGCTGTTGGCCGATCCAACATAGGTGGTGACGGTGGCTTTGCGGTCTTTCAACGTTGGCGTCACAGACTTGTAACCACCATCGGCAGTTGTCGTGGTGTCAGCCAATTCAATCGAATCGGTATAGCTTGCGGATGCAGCTGCGATAGACGCGCCGCCAAACGTGACGGTGGTAGAATAGAACGTGGTTTTGGGAGTCGATGGCATGGTTCAAGCCTTTCAGGTCAGGTAGTCCAGCGGAATTCAACGGGAACGGAAGAGGACCACAAAGCACTTTGATCGGTGTAATTTACGTCGATCTCAGCGGATTGCACTAACGACGAATCAATGCCCGTGATGGCACCACGGTCGAATGCGTCAACAAGTGTCTGGGTGTTTGCGATGATGGTAGAATCAGAAACATCGAACAGGTAAAACGTGCCTGTCATTTGCCAGTCGCGATAGGTGGTGGTCGGCTCATTTGGAGTGATGGTCGAAAGCCTCAGGACCGCGTAAGGTGGTTTGGCGTTGCCGGGTGCCAATTGAAATGACAGCGGCAGGAGCGGGAATATCGTGGCCCATTTCGAGCGGATATTCTGGATGGTGGTATTGATATTCAAATCTGTTCATTCGCCCCCACATTTAATCGGGTGTACATGGTTCCACGTGGCCCATTGCCGGGCACTACGGCCATGACCTCGTACCAGACGCCGTTGTAGTTGATCCGGTCGTAAGCCTTGGCGGCGAATAAACCGTTGACGTAAATCGAGGCCATGACGTTATTGCCCTCAGTCTGGTTTACAATTGCCAGCCCATCGCTCCGAAATTGCACAAATGCGGACATCGCGACACCGGTGGCCGGATAGGTTCGGTTGATCCCTCCGAGTGTTGCGGAGACGGTTTCTATGGCTGCGAAGTAGTTGATGACGTGAGGCGTTTGCATTATTTCGCAGCCCTCTGGAGTGCCATCGCGAATTGAAACATGATCGCTTCCTGTTGCGACTCAAACGCCGGTCGCATATACGGACGTGGTGGAAGTCGGATTAATCCCTTGCCGCCAAGTTCTTGGATTCTGGCGTACTTCAAACCTTGCTGTGGACCGATCCTAGCCTTGTAATCGCCCTGGCTGTATTCGACGGCAATCTTCTGAAGCTGACCACTCTGTTTATGTGGTGGTGATCCAGCCGGGGAGGAACTAACCCACCGGTTCAAAGGTGAGCCGTACCAATAAATCCCTTTAACTCCATTATGTGAACCGCCCATTGTGAGTGACGCGACGGTCTTTACGCTTTTGATTGTTTTCAGACCTTTGATTTTGGCCATTCCGTTCGAGAATATCAGGGCATTTTTTTGGGTCTTGTTTAAACCCTTGAAAGCCTTGCTCGATGAGCGATTCAAATCACGTGTCGCGGCCTTGCCAGTCACATTCAACAGATCGACAGCCGCTCTTCGGACTAGCCTGGCTGATTTTTGGACAGCTTGTCTGAGTTCGCCCTGCAGTCGGGCTGAAAACGCACCACCCTGCCAATCCAGTTTAAATGACGCCTTAATCATCCCATCACCACCACTCTATAAGGCTGGAGCAGTTGCACAGCCATCGCTGGTAAACCGCCACCGGTGGTGGACATCTGATACGTGGCCGAATAATCACCGATTCGTTCGCTGGTCAAAACGCCGGGGTTCTGACCTGATGTCTTTAAATGAATTGCAGTGAACACAATCGCCAGTTTGACATCGGCAGTCAAGTCAGCCGATGCAAACGTTCGGGCACAGTATTGGTCGATCAATGCCGATGCGGCAGATAGATAAGCCACGGCAGACGATGCTGCCCATGTACCGATAACATCCGCATAAGTGGTTGCCTCGGATTGCGAGATGTAAGCGGCCATCGTTTTACCTCAAGTTGAAATGAAACCCGGCGGGCAGGGAAGAATCCGCCGGGCTGACTACCAAACCGACAAACTCAGACGGCTTCGTGAACAATCTGGAAAGCCTTAGGATCACGCACAGCGCCGCCGAAACGGTAGCTGAATGAAACCCGAATCCGGTTCTTATAAGCCATCGAAATATCATCGACCAGAACCGTAAAGCCCTGACGCAGAAGCAAGAAGTACTCGCTGAAATTGCCGACGATAATTGACTTCGGCGATCCCGACCCAGAGGCTGGAACGAATTCGTTGAAGTAAACTGGAGATCCAAGGATATCCGGCTGTGGGGACTGCGTGTATCCAGCCAAACTGTTTGGCAGGAACAATGGGCGGTTAGCACCGTCCAAGAGTTGCAACAGCTTACCGTGAGTGCCGCGAGCCATCACCCATGACAGGTTGGGGCTGTACTGCTGACGGAAAGCGTAGTAAGCATCCGTGATCTTCGGACCTGTCAGCGTGTTTGCCACGCCGGTCTTGGTGATGCCAATGCTGGTGTTGGTCAGGATCCCCTCGGCTTGAATTGAGCCGGTGACACCGGTGATGATCTCGTCATCCAGAACAGCGGCAAAGGCTTTTGATGCCTCGCCTTGGAGATAACTGGACAGGCCCGGCGCGTCTTGAAAGAAGTCTCGCGAGACATCCGCAAACATCGAGCCGGTGTTTGCATTAATCACCATTTGGCCAAACGGCCCGGTGTCCTTCTGGTTCGCGGTTCCGTTCGGGCTTTCACCTTTCGTTGGGCGGAAAGTCGTGCCATAACGTGTGTCAGAATTGACATCGTTATTCTTGGGGATCGTCACCGAACTGACGTTCGTGGAAAGGGTTTGACAGATTCGAGGCATCACAGGCTGGACAGTCCGAGGCGTGATGATATCGAAGCGAAAATCAGGGGCTACGGCGTTCGATCCCAGACTGGTCGAGGCGAGATACATATCCTTGCGGAACGGGGCAAATATCTCGTTTGGCGACAAGGTTCTATCGCCACCTTTACCGTACCGTTCGAGCACGTCACGGTGATTGCGGCACTTGACATCTTCCAGCTTGCCACGCGCACCGAGGAACGACTCGAAGGCCTTGTGGTAGTCGTAACTGCCCATGACCTCAGCGTCTGAGAGTGTGGCAAGCTCGCCACCTGAAACGACCTGGCCAGACTGACGGTCAAGTACAGCGGCCTTACTTGTGGCCTGTGGGCGTTGAGGTTGTTGCGAATACTTTTCAACCATTGCGTTCGCATTTTCGAGCGCCTTGACCAGTTGATATTGCCCGTCACAGGCTTCAAGCTGGTCGATAGTCGATTGCAATTCACCAGACTTTTCGGAGCGGATTTCGTCCGAGCCGGCGATCATTTCATCTCGCAGTGATTTGACTTTATTGGCCAAAACAAGGCGATCTTCGGCGATTGTGGCCGCCGAACGGGGCTCAGATGCAGTTGCAGACATGGGTCACTAACCTTTCGTTTACCGCTTGGCGGCGGTCAGAATCGAATCAGCCAATTCAG